ACTATCAAGCGGCACTATGCTCATAGCATCTTTTGCTAAGGCAGTTGGGATGTTACGGACCATAACTGGACCATTTGCAGTGCGTATGCAATGCATCTGGCAGAATTCAATTTCTGCTAGATTATGGCAAGTTGGTTCTACAGTCATACGGAATCCTAATTTCAAAAACCACTCATCAATTCCACGTTGAAACCGTTCCTCATCTTCAGCCTCCATGAATACTACGCAATCATCTCCATTATTCATCAACTTAATAGAGACATCCCGAGATTTTGCATACGCGTGTACCATTCCACACATAATAATGCAATTTCCGAGTGCTGTGTTCATGTCACCACTGAACCGTTTACCTTCAACTTTATATTTCAGACTACCATCATCACTATATCCACGTCCAATGTTATGAACTTGCCAACTCAGCAGTTCTTTCAAATGGTGATCGTTTGGGTATATGTGTTGATAAACTGAATGTTCCCATCTTAACATTGCAGCACTAACATGCATATCAAATTTTGTAGCATCCAATCCAATAGCTATTGGTTGTCGGAAACTATTCCATTTGCCACACATGATACGTGCTACTTGTTGCACATTATACCCTTTGATTACAGTAGGTCCATCCCCGTAGACCTTCTGAATCGCACGATATATTTTGTGCTCTATTGGCTTAATGTAACGTCCTAACGCGAGATTATACCGCGGATCACGAGGTTGTATACAACGTGGTGCCTTGGTAGGATTTACCTTCTCGCATTTAACGAATGCTACACTAACAGCATCTTTACGCGACACACAATTTTGTTGTAAGCTTTCCATAGCTTGTGTATAAATTGCCTTCTTACGACCCTTGTACATCTCAACTGTATCGTTAAGGGAAACAGGGGTGGCTCGTTTTAATTTATTACACAATGCTGATCGGAATTCAAACAACGTATCGTTAACGTCTTTGTTGCTGGGATTGGGTGGTTCAACAAATTCACCCTTGACCTCACAGAAGTACATACGTGTTAATAACGCAGTCTTCAGTGTGTTAATATCTGCGTTGTTGATACGCAAATTGAGTTCTGGTCCGACATTGCTAACACAATACAATGTACGGATGGTTGGCACCGCTGTGTGCTTAGTTACCACCAGATCGGGATGAGTTAGA